AAAACTGCGTTCAACTACTCTACCTGGAACCGGCCTAGGTTGTTCACCGCGAACCCCATCCTTAGGACCGCTACGCAGTTTATGATTTTCCCGATGGCTATGTCTTCTCTGCTTGTCGAAAGTTTTAAGCAGTTTGCTTTTTCTCCTTTGGCAACGGTTGAAGAGAAGCGGGCGGCAGCCAAGCAGTTCTGGGGGATTATGGGTATGACTGCCGTGTTTGGTGGTCTTACCGGTTTGCCCATGTACGCCGCCGTTACAGCCGTGCTGGATATTTATGCCGATGCTATGGGTGATGACGACGACGAGGATGAGAGCAATCCGCTGTATAGGAAGAACAGCGATCTTTGGATCAAGGAGTGGTTGATACCCAACTTGTTCGGGTCTGGTAGCGGGCTTGCTAGTACCTTAGGGTTGTCTGAGGAAATGGGCGCACTGCTGGATCGTTCGTTGAAGTACGGGCCGGTGTCGGCGCTTACGGGGCTTAATATAACTTCGAGCGTTTCTGCGGCTAATCTTCCTTTCATGTTCTTCATAGACAAGGATGTATCCAATAAAGAACTGGAGACCGCTTTCTACGACACCCTGCTGGGCCCGACTGGGGCACTGATTAAAAACTACAGTAAGGGGCTTAGTGATATGGCGAAGGGCGACTATATTCGCGGCGCGGAGCAGTTCCTGCCATCCGTCATAAAGGCCCCGGTTGCTGCAATGCGTTATGCATCTGAAGGTAACGTGGCCCGTTCTGGCCGCGAAGTCAGAGGTGCAGAGTACTACACTGCGGGTCGCCTGTTCCTACAGTCGCTTGGTTTTGTTGACACGGCTACTTTCGAAAAAGAAAACGCCTTGTACGAAGCAGCTAAGGTTGGTTACGAAATCAAAGAAGAGAAGAACGCACTGTACGACGCTTTGGACGTTGCTTATCGCAGGGGTGACAAGGACCGCGTTAATGAAATTATCGAAGAGGATATCTTCAAGGGCTTCAACAAGCGGTACCCAACACTCCGCATAAGCTTGGATGATATAAATAGTTCCATAAACGGTAGACTGCGCGAACGTATGCAGTCGAAGGCTTCCGCTGGGCTGAACATTGGCCCGCGTGGGTTTGACCAGTTTGAGCGCGAAATTATGGGTAAGTACGCCGACGACAAGTAACAAAAAGGCCCCCGCCAGTTTCCCGACGAGGGCCAGTTTGACCAACAACAACCAACGAGAGGAGCAACTCTCGCGGTAAAACTACCCTACATCCGCCAGATACGCAAACCTCTTATACCTTCTACGATAACCACTTTGGTAAGAACCTTTATTCGCAGGCGGTTCGTGGTGCAAAGTAGTTCCCGTTTGGCTCGCACTGGGTCCAAGCACGGTAGGAAAAAAGACCAACCCCGCTTAAATGTCTTCCAGTTAATGTCGTAGTTAACCTTCTCCAGCTGCATTTTCAGCTTCCGTAAAAGGGGGCCTAGACAAGAAGTCTGGGTGCAGCATATCCAACGTCATGCAATACACAGAAGGTGTAACAATCTGCATACCCTTGGACAGCCGCTTGTTTTCCATTTTGAGCATAATGCCCTTGGCCTTAAGTTCCTTGATCGTTTCTTTGTAGTTGATCTGGTACTTCACGCAGTCTTCTTTGAACGGCTTGATAGAGATAAACATCTTATTGGTGTCCGGCTCCTGTCGGACCATAAGCTCGCCCTTGGGCTCCAACGTGGGTAGCGGTTCAAACCCAGTCCTTCCGTCTAGCTCGCTTTTCACAACAACATAGTTCTGCATATGGCGGTTCAAGAACTCTGCAATAACCGCAGACACGTTGCTTATAGGCGGCGCTACGTCATCTCGCATATCTGTAAGCATGTTGGTGGCCCACAGGTAGATAGCCTTCATATCCCAGTCGATCAGACCAAGGCGCTTGGCGATCCTACCCCCCGTAATGTTAGCGGCCAAGGCAGCAGACCAGATACGTTCACGCTGTGTCAGCTTAAGTTCCCGGTCAATCTTGGCTTGGGTAGCCAGTAGGATGCCCTTGGCTTCCTCTAGGTTCTTCACCAACCAGTCTACGTAGATAAGACCAGCGTGGCCGTAGTTCTCCATAAGCTGATGGTCGAACATCTGCTTGGCTATCGCCGGGTCAACCGCATCGCTGTAGTCAACCTTGTACTCTATAAGGCGCATCATCTCGCCGTCTGGGTTGCGCTTACCCAACGACATCTTTTCATAGAACGACGCATTAGAACTACACGGCGATACGCAAGCCCACGAAGTCAGGTTGAGGCGCATTTCGTTCGTAGACTGCTTGAGCCGGTCCTTACCGCGCCCTTGGGACATGCAGTAGGCCAGTTCAGAGAAGTCTGCGGCGCTCATGTTGGTTAGTTCGTCCACGGCAAACGGTAGGTTATTCATAAGACCCAGACGCATGATCTTAGCGTTCAAAGTATCCGCCTTGACCGCGCACAGTAGCTTGGGGTGGCCGTAGACGCTGTTACTCATGTGCAGGGCAGTAGTCTTGCCCGTACCCGAACGGGAGTTAATCAAGTTGATGATAACACCGCTCTGCCCCAAGAACTTGAGCAGCGGAGAACCGAAGGCAGACAGGGCGGCAAAGGCGTTGGGCTCCAGACCCGGCCTACCGTACAGGTTAAAGACTTCCTTCCACTTATCCAAGCTGCCCGTGGGTACCATCCACTCGGCTAGCTTCTTGGTAATAGACGACGGTGGGCTATGGTACGTCCCGTCCGCGCTGATTTCTCTGTCTCCGATGATGAACTTGCTGTCGTTGTCAACCCAACCAAATTGAAGTCTCATTTGTTCTGCCTTTCCTCTGTTTTGCATACTGTTAATTGACGCTATTACGTAGTCTATAACCATGGTGAACTGCTTAGACGGGCACACCACCCCCCGTGCGGCCAGTACGCCGCCTAGTTCGTCTCTCTTCATTACAATCTTATTTGAGACTGTAAATTCTCTTATCCCGTCGCAGGGCGTGTGCAGTCGCATGACCACTACGTCGCCTTCTTGTGGGTCCACCATACGCTTCACTACGTACAGGTCGTTGTGATAGACAAGGATAGGCTCGGCTTCCTCGTCTTTCTTAACAAGATAAATGCCGCCCTTTACCCCACGTGCATACGGCTTGGGATACTTGGGTATACTGTAGGTCTTGCCTTGCGTACCGTCCTCGGTCTCCTCGACAACGGTGTTATCGGCGTCTGTGGCTTCTGCCAGTTCCTTACCCAGCATGATCGGGCCGGTAATCTTGCCCTTAAACTGACAGCCCTTGCAGCCACCCGCGTTATTCTTCTCAAACTCTTTGCACCCTTGCGGGCCACCGATGTGCTGTATCTTCCGCTCAGTCTTATCTGGGGCGTAGTCGGGGTAACCCTCAGACAACGTATGTATAGCGGTGTCTTTGTCAGTGCAGAACTTGGCTACGGACAGGGCATTGAACCAGCGCGATTCTGGTAGCGTGGCGCGGTTCTCGTAGCAGTCCCATAGCTGCTGGCACCCTTCACCCTTGGCGCTACGGCGCATAATCTTGGTAAAACTTTTGTTAATGTTCTCCTGCGAAGCCTTAGCGAACTCACTAATCTCGCGTTCTGGTGGGGTGACCAGTGATTGTTCTTTGTCCTTTATACCTAGGAGGGCCTTGAACTTCCCGAACTCTACGGGGGCACCTTCGCTCAACACCGTTACTTCTGTCGCCGGGTCGTCCTTAAAGTTCAACGTGCCGGGGATACGCAGTACGCGAGCTACTTCGAAGACTGCTGGGTCAACGTAGAGTTCGTGGGTGTTGCAAAGTTCACGTAGCCGGTCAGCCACAGGCTCCCATTGTTCCCGGGTAATCTCCTCAGTAAGCGGCCAGTATACGTGTACACCTCGGCCCGAATTAACAAGGATTGGCTTGGGCAAACCGACCAGCTTACAGAACCGCTTTAGTTCCTCTAGTGCTGTAGGTTGGTCGATGTACCCGTCAGGTCTGCCAGTCTTCTCGTCAACCCGGGCCTTGGCCTCCCCACAATCTATATCCAACCAGAAGGCCTTAAGCGCCTTGACGTTGTCCTTCTTGCGGCTACCAGCTTCAGTATACTTGGCAACACCGAAGAATACGTTGCGCTCCTGCGCCATAAACTCGGCAGCTATTGCGTCTACTTCTTTCCTATCCTGCGTAAACTTCTGAACTACAGCCTTATCCTTGATCCCTATAACAGCAAACCACCCCTCAGGGGGCTGCACGGCAGTAAGGAGATCAAAATTGGGCATGGGTTCTTGTTCGGAAGTTTGCACTTCCGGCCACTAAGGGGTTTGTTATGCGTTGTTATTTGGGGACGGTGATATTGTTGTAGTAGGCCATAACTTGTCGGCTTACCGTAGGCTTGGGACTATGCGTCCCGCAAAACCAGTTGTAAACCGTCTGTCTACTGACGCTCAGCTTGGCGGCGACTAGGGACACAGGGATATTGTTTTTCATACAAACCCTCCCTAGTCGTACGCCAAGCATCCGTGCGTCTGCCTTCTTATTCAACCCTATCAGTCGCGCACTATAGCCATAAATCATGGTTAATCGTCTTCGCCCCAAGCGTTGACTGCATCAGCTATGCTCTTCTTGGGTGCTGGTGCAGCTTCCTGCTTCTTGGTAGCACGCTTCGTGGGTTCAATCGGAGCGTCCAATTCGATTTCGTCTTCAAGTTCCACAATGCGTGTAGCCTTGGCCTTAGCTTCCACAGCAGGGGGCTGCTTACTTACACCGTCCGCCTGCGCCACCGTTAGCATGATGTACGCCTTGGTTTCCGGGCGCTTCTGCACTTCCCGGACTATATGGTACTCGGCGTCGGTAGTAAGTCGGTGGGGTGAGAACTGAAGTTCCATAGTATCAGCGTTGGCATTAAAGCTAATAGTGGTAACTACATTATCCAGAAGCGCGTTGTTGGCGTCGAGATACTTCTTGTACCCTACAAACCCATGCGTGTTACCGGACCCCACACCGAACAGCGACTTAGCCGGGATGTTAAACTGGTAGACTTCACCAGACGGGTCGTCGGCCAGCAGGACTGCAATGCGGCGCTGGAACCGGCAAGCCTTACCACCGTTATCACCAGAACCCTTAACGTTCTGGGGGCAAGTCATACAGCTTTTACCCTGCTTGTTCTTAGCAGCAGTTTCGGGTGCGTCACCCAGATTGGACCAGCAGTCAGGTAGGGTCGCTTCCTTGTTGGGGTCGTACTTTTCCTTGTAGAAAGTACGGGAAATCCCATTCAGCCACGCGACGATGATGACACTGATCTCACCACGCACAGCGTTACCAACCTGCTCACCGTTGACGATGCGCTTGAAGGTGCCGTTGGTATTGGTCTGAATACGCCGGTAGTTGTTGCTACCCATGGTAGCCTTAGCAAATTCGCTAAGCTCGCGCTCTACTACCGAAACGCTAGTTTGGTCTTTGAAGATTGCTAGATTAGTAGTCATAGTAGTTCCTTACTTAGCTGTAGGTTTACGGACTCTGATTGTGTACCGACTGTCTGCCTGAAGTCCGATAGGCAGTGTGTCAGGGTTCTCTTCTAGGAACTGCTTCATGTTCCCGTTGTGTATGCGGCGCTCCAACAGCTGCGGGGCGTCATGGTCCTTGATGAAGGAGTACATCTGTTCCCAGTCATTGGCCCAGTAGCGGGTAGAGACAGTGCGGGAAACAGTGCCCGCAGGGGTCTTGATGCTATCCAAGTTCTGTTCGTTGCAGATACCCAGCAGGTGCTGGCTAACGATGTCGTATTCTTCCTTGATCTTTTCGAGCTCCGACTTGTGGCGCTCCTCGGTCTCTTCGATCCGGTTACGGATTTTGATGTAGATACCAACCATCTCTTCGATAGTCTGGGGTCGCTCAATAGTGTCTGTCATGGTTGCTCCTTGTGGCCCGACAGTCTACGCCTGTATTTGACAAAGTCAAGCGGTACCGGAGAGTTCTTGGTGGTACAAGTCGATTATCTTTTCATGGTTGTTGATGTTGGCCCGGAGCATCCGGTACAGCTTATCTTCTATCTCACTACCCTTGATGTGCACAATAGTCATTGGGTTGTGCTGCCCGGGACGGTTGATGCGGGCGTTTGCCTGCAAGTAAGTCTCAACGCTGGTCACTGGGGCATACCAGATGATGGTGTTCGCCGCCGTTAACGTCAATCCATGAGATGCAGCCTGTGGCTGGATGATAAGCACGTAGGGATCGGGCTTCTCTTGGAACCGCGTAACTATATCGCTACGCTTGTTTACCGAGACCTTGCCGTTGATAACGTCGTTGCTGATACCGTGCTTGTCGAGCGTAGCCTTGAGCAGCTCTATAGTGTGTGTGAAGGGTACGAACACCAACACCTTGTGGCTGGAC